CCGATCTTACTTCTATAATTGCGGATATTTGTTTCACTTGTACTCATAGCGGCAGCAAATTTTGAGTTGTTATTTTCAAAAAATTCTATTGCTATTTCGTTGATCTTTTTAATTATTTCCATTTTTCTGAGCCCGATATCGAAATATTGTTCGAAAACACTAGGATTTGTCGAATAAAGTTTCGATACTTGTGTAAGTATTCACGAATATATGAACATTATGACGATGAAGGACAAAATAATTAGATATCCGGAAAATTTAAGACTTAAGCATCTTATCATAAAATCCGGAATAACCATTAAACATTTAGCTAATGAAATTGGAGTAAGCAGAGAAGTTTTAAGTAATACCGTTAACGGGCATTATAAAGGTGTGAACGTAATTCCGGCACTCCTAAGGCAGCTGGGATTAACAGATGATTCTTCAAACCTGTAGCTGTATGCAATATTATAATAACAAATTATGCATCACCTATGCGGAGCTAGTGGGGGCAGCTGAATATCCCGGCGTCGTTTCGCTAAATGCATTTATCAGCAAATATGATTATATAAATCTGAGCAAAAATAAGAAGCTCGTTGCTCTTCGCAGAGGTAACAGAGGAACAGCGGCGCTTTATGATTTTGAGGCACTGCCAATGCAGATAAAAAACGCAGTAGCTGTTAAATTTAAAGACATCGTGAAATCCGCTCAGCAGGAACCAATAAAAAAGATGTTGCAGCAGGATTATAAAGCACTGAGTTTTTTTACAAATTATACTTTGCCGAACGGGACAAACCTTAAAGAGAATACAATCAGACAGTATACTGCAACGGCTGTCGCCCTTAATACAATCGTTACCCTGCTTAATGATACAAAAGCGTGGCGAAAAGCACTGGGAGGTTCTCCGGGATTAACCGGCTCCTTAAAAAACCTCCTGCATGTTTTAGCTTCCCTGCAAACACAATGGGGCTGGAAACTTCCCGCAGGAGAGCGGGCTATGCGCGATAAGATCAGCAAATTTAAAACCTTCGGTTATGAAAGTCTGATCAGTGGTAAACTCTGCAATGATAATGCAGCAAAGATTGTAGAAAATGAACAGGAAGCAGTCCTGCGGAGAGCGATGGCCCTGGGAAGAAATTTTGATGATGTGCAGGTGATGAAAATTTATAACATGACTGCCGCAGTAGCAGGATGGAAAAAAATCAGCCGGGGAACGGTCGCCAATAAGCGAAGTGAATGGCAGTTATACGCAGATGCAGGGGCCAGAGGTAAGATCAATCACGACAATGTACATGCCATGCAAGTAAAAAGGAGAGCACCAAAAGCACCGTTGTTATACTGGACGGTAGATGGCTGGGATGTGGAATTGCTTTATCAGCATAGCCAGGTCAATAAAGCAGGACATCAGACAACAAGCTATCATAACAGACTAACTGTGGTCGTCGTTTTAGATCCCTGTGAAAAATATCCTGTTGGATATGCAATTGGTACCCACGAAACACCAGTGCTGATCAGGGCGGCCATCAGAAATGCAGTGAAACATACGGCAGAATTATTCGGTGCTTTTCATCAGGTGCATCAATTACAGACCGATCGTTACGGGAAAGGCGCGCTAACTCCTTTTTATGAGGCTGTTTCACAAGTGTATACGCCTGCAAGAGCGAAAAATGCTAAAGCAAAGGTCATTGAACCTTACTTCAAACATTTAAATAAGAATCACTGCCAGGCAAAAACAAACTGGTCAGGCTTTGGGCTCACTGCAAAAAAAGAGCATCAGCCAAATGGAGAATACCTGAACCACATACGTCACAGTTTTCCTGATCAAAAAGGTTGTACCGAGCAGATTCACGAGATGATTGCTGTGGAGAGACGGCTAAAAGGCAATGCATATAAAAAGGCTTATGAACAATTGAAAGATGATCAGAAATTTATCATTTCGCCGGAAGAATTTTTGTACAGGTTAGGAGAGACATCAGGAGATACCAATAGGCTGACCGGCAATGGTGTGAACTTCCAGGTAAACAAGCAAAAGTTTGTATATGACAGTTTCGACCCTCAATTCAGAAAAAATAGAAATGTAAACTGGGTTTTAAAATATGATCCTGCAGACATGAGTAGTGTATTGGCTGCAAATACCGACGCCTCTTTAAGATTTATGCTTACCGAAAAGTATGAACAGCCTATGGCATTAGCTGAGCGAATAAACGGGGATATCGCTGAGCTGGAGAAGGTGAAACGTTATAACAAAGAACTCATCAGTGATATCCTCGATACCCAGGCATGCGACTATCAGCTGATAGATGGACTTATTGGTCGTGTGCCATTATTGACAGAAACACTGGGGAAACTCTTAATTACTGATAGCGATGGACAGCACAAAAACAATAAAAGCCATGTCCGGCTCATGCAGCGGGCAGCCCAGATCAATATCAGACAGGAAAACCAGTTCGTAAAACAACAAGCTGAAGAGCAGCTTGCAAGAAGAGAGGCCTATCTCGACTCAAAACTTGATGTAAACCAATTTTTAAACAACAGCAATTAATATGAAAGAAGAATTAAAGATCCAGATAGTTGATGCACTTGAATATTGGATGGTTCAACATCCCGGCGTATCCCAGAATGATATTGCAGCTAGTGCAGATATAAATGCCGGTTATCTGATGAATATGAGAAAAAAGGACTTTAACATTCGGTCCGGCGCCAGAATTGTACAGATATCTGATAAATATTTTTTAAGAGTTGCCCGGTTTGTAGGTTTTGAAATCGCACTGAAGCACTGGGAAACCCGGACGACGATTCAATTAAAAGATGTGCTGACCAGTCTTTCAATCGCCAAAGCGAACAGTGAAACCACAGTTTTAATAGGTGAAACAGGTTGCGGTAAAACCTATAGTCTTGACACTTTCAAGAGTAAATTTCCCACAGAAGTATTTACCGTTAAAGTTGGGGCTTCGGATAATCTGAGGGATCTGATTGCAAAAGTGCTGACGGCCCTGAAAATTACTTGTCCTAAATATACAAGTTCGGCCCGGCTGGGGCAGGTTGCTTTACGTCTGAAAATCCTTAAGGAACAAGGTTTAATGCCTGTACTCGTTTTTGATGAGGCGGAATATATGAAGTACGCTGCATTATGTGCCTTTAAAGAACTATACGATGTCCTGCATAAGGATTGTGCCCTCGTATTGATAGGTACAAACGAGTTGCTCACCAATATAGAAAAGTTGCTGAAGACCAAAAAACCAGGAATAGCGCAGTTATTCAGGCGGATTAAATTCAGGATCCATGAATTACCGGCAATAGATAAAAGGTTTGAGCAGTTCCTGAATGGTACCGAACCATCTCTTAAAAAATGGCTGCAGCAGCACTGTGATAATTATGGCGAGCTGCATGATGTGATGGTTCCGGCTTTTGCTGAAGCTGAAAGGAGTAATCTGCCGGTTACGTTAGACCTGGTAAAAACAGTATTGGGCATATGAAAAGAGGAATTACACCAGCCGAACTGGACGCTATAAAATTTGAAGTATTTGATTTTGATGCAGAATGGTTTGAAGCATTTGACCAGCCTGAGATTACAGGCGTGTGGTTTATCTGGGGCCACAGCAGCAACGGAAAAACCAGTTTCACCTTAAAGCTGATCAAATACCTTACTACTTTTGGCAAAAAGGTAGTCTATAACAGTCTTGAAGAAGGGCGACGTAAAACAATGCAAAATGCATTCCGCAGGGCGGGTATGAGGGAAGTAACCGGCAAGGTTCTCCTCGTTCAGGAGTCAATGGAAGAGTCCGCCCTGCGACTTAAAAAGCGGGGCAGTGCCGATGTCCTGGTGATTGATAGTTTTCAATATGCGGGTCTTTCTTTTAAACAATATCTGGCCTTTAAAAAACTATACCCTAAAAAGCTTATCATTATTATCAGTCAGGCTGAAGGTAAAACACCAAAAGGAAGAGCAGCAAAAGACGTCATGTTTGATGCCGATCTCAAAGTATGGGTAGAAGGGCACAGGGCAATCTCTAAAGGCAGATATATAGGTAAAAAAGGATACTATACAAACTGGATTGACGGAGCAGCGCGATACTGGGGACAGGAGCTACTGGACTGAGATGGATAACCAGATACAAAGAATCTGTCAATTACTCACGTGGACGCCAGAAGCCTATTGTTTACACCAATACACAGAATATGAACTCTGCATTGCCAGGATATGCCAGCGTTTGCCAGGAGCAGCCCGTTTGCTTCGCTATTCTACTCCCTTCCGTATTTTTTACAATAATGAGTGGGCATGGAGAAATGAAAACGAGTTTATTCCCTTCGCAAATAGTCTTACAGAAGATTTGCTGGATATCGACGAAGAAGGGGTTAGTATTTATAAGGGAATGGAATATGGAACACCCTTACTAATAGAAGAATATTGCAGTACACATGCTGCACAACAACTTTTCTACAACGAAGAGTTTACTACAAAATATTGTCAAATAGTTGATCATCTGCTAGCTTATGTCTAAAATATTAGGTCCCGAAAACATTATCAGCGTGGTCTGCGAATCGCTGGACATTTCTGATATCACTATCCCTATCAGAAGAACAGATCTCACCTATGCCCGTTTTATTGCAGTCATGTTATTGCTGCGGCATACAAAGCTATCCTATGAAGAAATAGGCCGTGTACTTGGAAGGGACAAAACGACTATATACTGGGCAGAAGCGAGGTGTAAGGAACTGGTAAAAACCAATAACGGCCATTTCATTTCGAGATGGAGCCAAGTAAACGAAAAATTGAAAACTTATAAACAACAGCTTTAAAGATATAAAATATGGAAAATACAGCAATTAATTTAACGACAAGCGAGCTTAAATTTTTATTAGCGAAGAGAGAAAAAGAAGAGAGAGAACTTCTGGAGAAACAAAAACGTGAATATATCGCCGTCAGAGACAATAATATTGAGACCCTGGTAGACGAGGCAGAACAGTTAGGACTTGCATTAAGTCGTTTTAAGCTTAAGGTGCATGCCATTATGGATGAGCAGGCGGATAAGCTTGCCGCCTATGGTAAACTTAGAGGAAATAGTAAAGGAGGTTTTGCGATTACCAACAGTTCAAAAGACCTGAAGGTAGTTCGCCGCCGCGATACTGAGCCGGTATGGGATGAAAGAGCAGTCAAAGCCATAGAACTGATCAAAGACTTCCTGGGTACTACCATTAAAAAGCGCGATGTAAAGCTTTATGAGATACTCATCAAGTTTCTGGAGCGCAACATAAAGGGTGACCTGGAATATTCGAAAGTATTTGGTTTGATGGAACATGAAGATAAATTCGACGATCAACGCTGGAGAGAAGGGCTGCGTTTACTTAAAGAAAGTTATTCTATTTCATTAAAGAGTTTTGGATATGAGTTTAAGCAAAAAACATATGCAGGGAAATGGGATTCACTCGGATTAAATTTTTCAAGCCTCTAGCCACATGAAGCAGTCCCTATTTACCCAAATTTCAAAAGTAACCGATCGCCGGGGCGAACTGATTTCACTACCCTCCAAAGAGGAAGCAGAATGCCTATTTAAAGCTGTTGCCGAAGACAAGTGCGAGGATGCTTTCCGCAGGATCTTCCAGTTGTACAGATTCGGAAAAATGCCCGAAAGTTATGCCGAAGAAGAGATCAGCAATTTAATTGCAGAGGCATTCAGACAGGGTGCTAAAAACTTCAGATAATGGGCCGTTTTGTTTAAGAAGCCATGCATTTTGCATGGCTTCTTTATTTGGTAACTTTTCTTGTAATCAGGACTTTGATGTTATTTTTGTATCAAACAACTATCCATGCGTGATCCCGAACTTAAAAGACAAAGAGACAACTTAATTTACCAGCGTTACTGCCAGTTATGGGGAGAACAACAACTTCGTGAAGAAGTGATCTGGCCAATACTCACCGCCGAATTCCACCTAACTCAGCGAACAATTTACAGGATCATCCTGCAGCAGACAAAATTACCCTTGTCTAATCAGGAAGACACTATTAAGTAATGAAATTGTTCGCCGTACCGATGATCAGTTCAGGGTCGGCCGACCGATGATTTTTCGTCTCGTCTGCACTCTCATCAAGTAACTGCGTCTGGTAATCCGTCACTGTTACAATCAGCCGGTCATGATTTATATCCTCCCGCTCTGACACACGGCTCAGCGCCGTGAAACCAATCCCGGAAATTCCTTCCAGCACTTTAAAGACTGCCTCATTAAACTCCAGAAACTGTAGTGCTTTTTCCTGATCGGGAGCTCCCAGATGACTGTCAGCTATATTTTCAAATACCGTATGTATACGGATAATTCCCGTTCCTTTTTGAACCTTATAAGTCGCAGGAGTCCATTTAAACGTGGTAAAGCTGATAAATACTGCAGGGTACAGTATTTTTGGGTCAGGGATGTTGCTCAATACCTGGCTATTGTATTTATCTATCCACTGTACCGAGGGCAGAGCCCCCGGCAGGCTCTGATCAAACGTTAATTTCTCTTTCAGGTGATTACTCAATGCCCTGAAAACATTTCCTTTTATACTCATCATATTTGTTTTATAAATTTATACTAAACTGTTCCCTACTCACCACTTACAGCGATTTCAGCATCCCTGATTGATTTGATCAATGCCTCTCTAACCAGGTTTCCTGCATCAGCGAAACTTTCTTTGATATTGGTGGTGTTCATATTTTCGATACCTATCAGTTTCTGGATGATCACAGAGATATTACGGCCTCCGCTAGCAGCACCTACACTTTCATTCTTTGCCAAGGCATTCGCCGGTTTTGCTGCTTTGCCGGCTGCTTCCATATTTCTAAAAGCAGGAGCTGTAGCCGGTTTGTTCGTGGCAGGTACCGTTGCTGCCGGTAACAACCTTTTTCCCTGTTCTGCTGCTTCTTTGGCCTTGTCTGCCTTTTCCTGTTTAGCACTTTCTTCAAGACTTTTGTTGTATCCCTTCTTGAACATACCCGAAATTCCGCCGCCATCCATTATTTTCTTAACGCCATCTACAGATTGTTTGAATCCGTCGGCAATAAGCAATGGGTTCGAAGTCATTACCCCCAGCATCACCTTACCCAGTCCCATAAAGATCGGTACCAGAGAACTCGCCACTTCACCTATCCCTGCTAGTATAGCTCTGAAGGAAGCCGATCGCTGATAGATCACATAAAATACGCCTGACAGGACTGCGATAGCTGCTATCACCACTCCGATTGGATTTGCAGTCATCACCATGTTTAAAGCCATCCACGCTGCAGATAATCCTTCCGTAATCAGCGTATTGAAAATTATCGCAGTACTTGATAAACCCATATACCAGGCATTTAATGCGATATATCCATTTGCCAGCAAGAAGTATGTACTCATGATTCCAATGGCAATAGTTAGTCCTGTAACCATATCAGCATTTTTGCTCATCCAGTCTGCCACCCCTTTCAACGGTGCGATCATGGTATTTACAAAACCCGCGGCAGCTGCAAAAGCCGGAGCTAATGAATCGCGGAGTGAAGTTCCGATACTGCCGATAGTGAGTTCGAGGCTACCCATATTTTCCTGGTAATCCGCATAGCCACCTATCGCTTTTCGCGCTGCCGCTGCAGATCCACCAAATTCCTTACCTAAGCCGTCCAGAATGATACGTTGCGCTTCCGCCGTTTTTCCGGTATTGACCAGATGGCCGATTGTTGCGATCTGCGTATCATTGAAATTTATACCCGCCGTTTTTAGCGATTGAATTCCTTTAATCGGGTTATTCAAAGCCGCTCCAATCTGTGCGGTGGCTCCCTTTAAATCCGTTGCTCCCGAGCCCGACATTTTTGTCGCCAGATCCTGGATTGCCGGTATGGCATCAGTAAATATTTTATTCTTTACGTTGGTAAAAGTAAGGAGCAACGCTTGTGCCTCCTGCGTTTGTACAGCAGAGAATAAGGTTGTATGCTGCAATTTATCTGCTTGTGTAGTTAATCCGCCAATCGTTTGATTAGCTGTGTTATTAGTAGCTTCCAAAGCCTCTCTGAGGCTTGCGTTGGCTTTTTTATAAGCATCAAAAGCAACTATACCGTCACTTACCATCTGGCCCAGACCAGGCATTTCAAAACCGAGGTTACTAATTGAGCTGATGGTACCTTTGATGAACTCATCGAAACCCTTTGTTTTGTTTTTGACTCTTTCTATTTGCTTATTGAATTCGTTGTCCTTCAGCGAGAGTACATAATCTAATGCAATCATTATTTTCTGTTTTAGTTTGTGATTCTATAATTCATTACTGTGTGTTAGCTGCCATGGTAGCATTAAACTTAGCCAGCTGTGTTTTTAGCGATTTAATCTCAAGCGAGAGGCTGTGCTTTTCCTCAAAAGCGGCATAATACTTATCACGCCATTCTTTCACCTCATACTGCAGTTCCTTTACCCTGTCATTGTTTTCATTCACATTTGCCTGCAGCTGTTGGACCAGCATCATTAAGGCCTGCGATTCATCCTTTTTAGAGCGAAAGAAGTGCTCCCACACTTTAATAATGAGTCCCCCGCTCAACGCCCCTGCTATAAGCTCTGCATAATTTGATATTTCCATTGAATTGATTTTTCTACCCGGTTTTGTCTTTTGTTTTTACTGTCTTTTTCGAAGAAGGTATCAGCTTTTTTTCCCTGCTACAGAACAAAAGTGCTCGCAAAATGCCCCTTTTTATAATGCTGTTTCTCTACATGGTACAGATCCTGACTATCAAGGTTTAAATGCTTACCAGCATGGTAAAACCCGTTTGTTTTAGGGCTTTTTAGAACGGACTTTTGATCTCAATGGAAGGGCAACAGTGATCCTGACAGAGAAAATGATAACAGATTTTAATCGAAAAGGGCGTGCAAAATGCAGCCAGGTAAGGGCGACTTAAAGCCGGGATTAACATTCATATTATCGCTATTCATGCGGGCTGCAAATCAGCAGTTCCGGCATGGGTAGCAAAAAAACAACAGCAAAAAATGGCTATACCGGCCTTTAATAAATAGTAATGATGACAAGAACAGAGAAGATAATTCAAATTGCAAAAAGCTACATCGGTAACCTGGAGATCAGGAGCAATGCAGGCTTTTACGATGCTTCCTTCAGCACCAAAATGAAAGCAGCAGGATGGTATCGCGGGGCACCCTGGTGCGCGTTTTTTACGAAACATGTATATACAGCAGCTTATGCAGAAGACAAGACACTTTCAACCCTGATCGGAAATTGTTTTACAGGCGGTGTGATAGACACTTTCAGACGTGTAAAAGGAAACCCGGCATTCACGACTGGAAGTGTCCCTAAGCCAGGAGCTGTCGTGTTATGGCGACTCGGAAAAACTACAAAAGGTCATGCCGGTATAGTGCTGAGCGTAGACCAGAAAAACAATACGATGACAACAGTGGAAGGTAACACCAATGCAAGCGGCAGTCGTGAGGGAGACTGTGTAGCTCAGAAATTAAGAACAATTACCCGTTCTTTCCGAAGCGATGGATTAAATGTGGAAGGTTATATCTATCCCGTTGCATAAGATGAAGGTAAACAGAAACAAGAAGCTGCTAAACGTAGCTACCCTTATGCTTGTACTCAACATTGTTGCATGCAGATCCACACTGCCGGTTACCAACAGCATCGTCAGGAAAGACAGCACCATTACTAGCTATGTCCGTCAATCGGTAGCCATAAAAGGAGCCAAAGTGGAGCGGCAGCTGAATCTGGATAGTTTGCTCAGTGAAGCCCTGCATAGCAGGAAGCAATACCTGGAAGATTCTCTTCTTTCGGTTAAAGAAGGCAGAGCTATTCCTCCGCAGCCAAAAACAGAGGTTAGGTACTTTACAGATCCTGACACCAAAGCTGCGCTCAGTTACTGGACAGATCAGTATGGAAAGCTGAACATCGGGTGCGAAAGCAAAGATCAGACGATCCAGCTTTTAATTGCCCAGGTAAAGCAATTGCATACAGAGCTTAGTACAGCAGTAAAAATAGAATACAAAACCCCCTGGTATAACTACTTAATCATTTTAACGCTGCTCGCAGCACTACTTTTAACAATCATAAAAAAATAATTATGGCACGTGATGGAATATCAATTAAACTATTAAACGGTGGCCTGGGCCGCCGTCAGCCTACAGAAGATGCCGTGTTTGGCTTTGTAACCAACGGTATAGCCGTACCCGGAAAACTTGATACCGGTAAAGTTTATCAGCTTAAAGGCACCAGAGATGCAAATCTGATCGGGCTGGATAAAGAGTACGATACAACCAATAATTTATTGGTTTACCACCACATTGAGCGCTTTTTCCTGCGTAATCCAAATGCAGAATTAAACATTCTTTTGGCAGACTCTGGAATTACGATGCTGGATCTGCTCGATAAGGACAGCATTTATGCTCAAAAGTTGCTGAAAGAAGCTGGCGGGAGAATTAAGGTACTGTTTGTATCGCATGAATCTCAGGCAGGTGATTTAAATTCAGTTGTTCCGAAGGCACAGGAATTACATGATTCGGAGTTCAGTAAGTTCCGTTATGTAGATATCGTTCTGGAAAGCGGAGCTGGCGGAATTACTCCTTTTACTGATTTAAGAACCCTGGCAAGTCCGAATGTTTCTGTCGTTGTAGCACAGGATCCTGCAATTGCAGCCCTATTTCCATCTTATTCGGCTGTTGGAGATTTCTGCGGACATTTATCGTCTATTGCAGTCTCACAGAATGTTGGGGAGCAGATCCCTGAATTTAATATGGTAGATGTAGCTAATAATGCATTTATCTCGGCAAGTATCAATGGTATGCCGGTAGAACAATATACCGATCAGGATTTGGACAATTGGGATACAAGTGGTTTTATTTTTCTTGCACCTGTTTCTGGCCTACCCGGTTTGTACTGGAATGATAGTCATACCTGCACACTCATCTCCGATGATTATGCCTTTATCGAACGTAACAGGGTAATTCATAAAGCTATCCGTCTGGTGCGTACTGCATTATTACCAAAAGTAAAAGGCCGTGTTAAAGTAGATTCAGCAACAGGCGTTATTCTTCCGGAAGAGCGTAAAGCATTAGAAAATACAGCGGCTTCATCTTTAGACATTTTAGTAGGTGCCGGAGATTTGAGCGGAGGTGTGGATGCTTATATCGCACCAGATCAGAATATCCTGCAGACCGACGAATTAATCACAGAAATCACTTTTGTTCCGGTAGCAATCGGCAGAAAAATAACCCTTTCAATAGGCTTTAAAAACCCACTAAAATCGAATTAATATGAATGTAAAGATTAACGGGAAACAATATTCCTGGGCAGATGTACGCGTAAACGTACTAGGAAGAACATTACAAGGAATCTCAGAGATTGACTATGATGATCAGGAAGACGTAACCTCAGTAAAAGGCGCAGGGAAGTACCCCCTTGGTTATACCCAGGGAAATTACAAGGCAACAGCAAAAATGACGTTGTGGATGAGTGAAGTAGAAGCCTTATCGCAGTCCCTTGAAGAGGGGAAGAGACTACAGGATATCGCTCCCTTTGATATCACTGTTGTCTATCTCGATGATGAGAGCGGTAACCTGGTTACACACATTCTGAAAAGCTGTAAAATCACTAAACGATCACAAAAAGCAGGGAATGGCAATGCAGAAGCGATTGCTGTGCCTCTTGAACTTTATGTGTCAACAATTAACTGGAATAAAAAATAATGGCAAACGAGATTAAAGCGCCGAAGTTATTGCCTGGAGGCATTACTCAGGCACAATTTGACGGCTGGAAAAGCAGTGGTTTAGTAGTTAACCAGATCGAGGTAATCGTTACTGAAGAAGATACGGCCACCTGTTACATTACCAAACCCCGCAGAGATCATGTGGCTGTAGCGATGAGCCTGTATGCCAAAGATAAAATTCTGGAATGTGGCGAGTTTATCTTAAACAATGCCTGGTTAGGAGGCGATGTGCGTTGCAAAACAGATGAGGATATCGCGATGGCAGCAGCCTTACAGGCTTCGGGTACAATTAAGTTCTTAGAAGCAACAATAAAAAAGCACTAAGCGACACTCCGGCGCTCTCGGAGATACCAGGTGAGGATCTGATTTTTAAAATCAATGCACTCATCTGGTATCATTTAAAGATCAATCCTGGTCAGATGACTGACCAGGATTATTTCGAGGCGTGGCGAGGACTGCAATGGGCTATAAATTTTGAGAGCAAACGCTATTCATTAAAAGACGGTGAAACTTTAGAACTATAAAATATGGCATCAATTAATTTTTATTTACCCCAGTTATTTCAGACTCAGTTCGGTATCCAGGGATTATCACCCTTTGATGTTGAAACGGAGCAGACATATACCCAGGAGCAGGCCATATCATCTATCGGTACACCTGTTTATGAAATCATCCAGGTGCAGGCAGAGCAGTATAGTTACTATGATGTGAAGCAGCAGCAGAAAAGAGATGATGGCGTGATACCAGAATATACCTTTCCATATGAGTTAATGCTGGAAGTGTCGCAAACAAAGAAAATTATAAGCACTGAAGTGGCCGGCAGGAATGGATCTGTGCTGGAGTATATCGGGCTGGGAAACTATGAGATCACGATACAAGGTTTTGTGATTAATTATAGCAGCCAGGACTATCCGGAGACTGCGGTGACTGCTATGAAACGAATCCTGGACATTCCAAAGTCTTTGAAGGTATCCAGTCTTTATTTAAACAGGCTGGGGATAGACCGGATTGCCATAAAAGACTACAGTCTTCCCATTTATGAAGGTCATATTCAGGTTCAGCCCTTTAAGATAGCTGCGATCAGTGATCTGCCTTATGAACTGGATTTAGTAGAAAGGAAATTATTAAAATGAGAAAAGTAAAGGTAATAATCGGGCAGAATATTATGGATATCGCTCTGCAGGAGTATGGACGCGCTGATGCCATTGTTGATCTATGTGCGCTCAACGATCTGGAAATTGATGATGATATTTTTGCCGGACAGATCCTGAATCTTCGGGATTTAACAGATGCGGACGAGGTGGCAAAGTACTATAGGAGCAAGCGCATACAAGTGAGTAGCACCCTTTCAATGGTTCCCCAATCGGTACTAGCTACAGGCTCAGGCGAACCAATAACAACGAATGATGATAATTTAATCGGTATTTAAATGGCATTTGATTTAAAAAAAATATGGCAGTTGCTGCAGGGAACAGAACTTCGCGATGAGTATGAAATACCCGTTAGTGAAGGTGAAGCCTCCGGTAATACCAAGAAATACAATATTAGTCAGCTGAAAGCACATATCTGGGCTTTTGTGAAACAGCAGATCGGCGAAGTAACGCAAGGTCCGCAAGGTCCGTCAGGTACCGCTGGTCAGCAGGGACAGCCTGGTCCCGGTGGCGCGAAAGGCGATAGAGGAGACAAAGGTGATCCTGGTTTAAAAGGTGATTCTGGACCTGCAGGTCCGATAGGAATACAAGGTCCGAAAGGGGACAAAGGTGATGCCGGTAGTGCAGGTGAACAAGGTTTGCAGGGTATTCAGGGAGATCAAGGGATCCGGGGTATTCAAGGTGAGACAGGTATTGAAGGTCCGAAAGGAGATGTGGGAGTTGGTTATTTTGAGAAGATTCCTGTTACTGTTGACTCAATAGGTGAATTTACTATTGACTTTACGCAAAATAATAGACAGGAAAACTTTGGATTGTATCCTAATATAGAGATGTGGCAGGTGGATAATAATGGTGAATATTTCTATAGCAATTATTACAATAAAACAATAGTTGATAATGCTATTTCGTCAGTTACCATGTCTGCTTTTTTTATAGGATATATTTTGATTAAATCAACGCCAACTGTATCGCCTCCAACGCCCGGAACTGGTGGGAATGGTCATGTGGAAGTTATCCCCTATTTAAATCCGGGCAGCCATGAGTTTCTGATTGATTTTACCAAGAATGACAGGCAGCAGCTTTTTGGTCTTTACCCTATTGTAGAAGTTTATGCATACATAGGGGGCGATATAGAATTACTAGGTATCGGGGGGTATGAAAAGACTGTAATAAATGGAATAATAACGAGTATAAAAGCATTTTTACATGGTAATGAAGGATATGTTTTACTTAAGTCTAGTCCCGATGGATCATCTCCGGCTCCTGTTGATAAATCTGATTATTACGAGATCTTTCCTCTTAAAGGCAGTGATCCCGTTATCATTGATTTTACGCAAAATAATAGAAAAAAACTTTTTGGTCGTTTTCCATATATAGAAACTTTTCAAACGTATGTTGGAAATCCTTATTATCCACCTAATTACGAGACGCATTTATTTCTTGGTTTCGAAAAAATATTAGCTGCAGATGGAAGCATCGAGAATATTACGATACCAGGAAGCATTTATGAAGGATATACAATAATTAAATCAAGTCCAGCTTTGCTGGTTCCAAGTCCGGGAGGGCAAGATGAGATTCCAGTTAATGGGAATTTTGAAGTAATCAATTTTACCGTGGATAGGACAATTAGTAGTAGTGTTACAGTTGATTTTACTGTGAACAACCGGCAAGAACTGTTTGGACTTTATCCATTAATAGAAGTTTGGGTTTACGTGGAAGATGGAACTGGTAGTAGAAAGGAGACTACGATTTCAACTTTTTTCACTAAGTCTTTCGAAAATGATGGTTTAAAATCTATTTCCTTTGATGTGAATGATGATGGATACCTGATTCTAAGATCAAGTCCGACCGCTTCAGCTCAAAATCCTGTTAATGAGTCTGTAATCAAAATTCCTGCAAATTCAGATTATACCATAAAAGGAATAGGTTATAACAACTTCATCACAGTCCCTGAAAACCTGGATAATGTGGAAAGGTCATTGGTATTTCCGAGTGCATCTGCAAACCCCGGTAAGCAAATGACCTTCTTTTTGTCTGGTACATGGGGCGAGACTAATAACGTCTGGAAATTAACTTCTACTGGGGGCGGTAATATTGTGGATCCAAATTATAAAGCGTTTGCAAATGGCTTCCGCGCAACTTCAACTCCAGATGGGCTAGAAGAGTTCAATCCAAGATTTTTCATCTTTCAAAGTGATGGGGTGAACTGGATGACCGTGAACAACCGCTACGTTCCAAATTAATCAAAATTAATAAATATAATAGATATGAGACGACACATCATTATGCTGTTGCTGGGTTTGGTGACACTCAGCCTTAAAGCACAGGAAACGCCGCCACCATTTGACGGAAATTTTAAACAACTAAGTACGTCACAATTTTATCTGCACCTGCCAGACTCCGCTGTGTGGCAGTATAAAGGGCTTGCCTATGGGTGGGCACAGTTAGGACGATTTAAAGATATTAAAAACCTTCATGATCTAATCAGTAATACTCAAACTTCGGTGAATTTAAAAGAGGATAAAAGTAACAAAGTAACTTCCCTAAATAATCCAGATGATTTAACTTATCCCACTAGCAAGGCTGTTGCAGATGCAGTTAAAAGTATTGAAAGTCCGACACCTACATTGAACCAGGTGATGTCTGCAGGTAATACAACAGATAAAGATATAAATGTAGGCCAGTTCACACTTTCAAGCACATTAAATGTAATACCTAATAAAAATAAAGGAAGATACGCACTCTCAAGTAATGGCAATGTGATAATAAACCTTCAGGAAGAGGTGGGTATCAATTCGCTTGGTGTTACTAATATTGGTGTTGGAATTAGGGCCTTACTAAATAATTCTGGCACTGAATCGCAAGGTTTTGGTACTACAGCACTCTATAATAATGCAGGAGCATCTTCGAATGGGTTCGGGAATTCAGCTTTACAGAATAATACTGGGATAGAATCAAATGGCTTTGGAAATCAATCTTTATCATTCAATACCGGACGGGAATCGAACGGCTTTGGTTATAATTCTGTATCTCACAATACTGGTAGTTCTGCAAATGGTTTTGGGAACTATTCCATGGCTAATAATATTGGGTATAACTCAAATGGTTTCGGTAACTCATCCTTAATTAATAATAAGGGAAATTCATCTAATGGTTTTGGTTCTTTAGCGCTGGGGAATAATGAGGGTAGCTATTCTAATGGGTTCGGTGAACTGACATTGCATGATAATACTGGAGAAGCGTCCGGAGGTTTTGGTTTTGCTGCGCTATCAAATAACACAGGTAATTCTTCCAATGGTTTTGGTAATTATTCTCTGCATGATAACACTGGTAGTCAGTCAAATGGTTTTGGTAATTCTGCTCTAAGTCAAAATAGCGGGATAGCATCTAATGGATTTGGAAATGCTGCTCTAAGTCAAAACAATGGTGGCGCATCTAATGGTTTTGGAAGCTGGACATTGGCATATGTCGCTGCTGATTCTTATGATTTGACAGCAATTGGTAATGAGGCTGCAATGGGATCTCCGGATGTACCTGTTTCATTTCAGAATTCTACTGCTATAGGAGCGAAAAGTACAATTACAAAAAGCAACCAGGTTACCTTAGGGAATAGTAATACGGAAGAAGTCCGCACAACTGGTGCTTTTATAAGCAGGCAGTTAAAACTATCAAATCTGAATTCCGAACCTATTTCATCTTCTGATACAGGGATTAAAGGTGAGCTCAGGGTAACCGGTGGATTTATCTATGTATGTATTGATACTAACACCTGGGTAAGAACTGCACTGCAATCCTGGTAGTATTCGAATCATCTTCAAATTTATTAATCAGTAAACACATGGAAAAATTCATTCGCCTCCTTCTTGGAAATAACGACCTGCCTACTTTTTGTGCGGCTATGGTGATCGCTCTGGCGGGAGCCTTAATCTCACTAAAAATCAAGGCAGGGAAGCGCGATAAACTTAGTCCGGAAACGCCATTTCAGTTCTCCTGGAAGTTCCTTGTTCAGGATAACCTTTTGAAGTTATTCGCCGGTATTCTACCAGTAGTCATTGCCATCAGGTTCTCTTCGGAGTTCTTTGGTCAGGATTTAACTATGGGCTTTGCCTTTCTGATAGGTCTGGGTAGTGATTCTATATTAAGCAGGCTGGAGAGTTTACAGGAAATGGCTAGAATATCAGTTTCAGATAAAACAATAAACAACAGATAATGCTCAATCTTTCACTAAATATTGTCATCACAGACCCTAAGGGTAATTATACTTTAGCATTTACTTCAGCAGCAACTGTTGAGATAGAAAGCTCCTGGAAAAATCTTACCGATACAGCGAAGATCACTTTACCACGACATATCCGCTTAAAAAATAGCGTTTACGATGACATCAATAATGTTATTGTCCGTGGTTCGAAGGTAGAAATTAATCTTGGTTACGACGGTGATATGAAAAGAGAATTCACAGGTTATGTTGCAAAAGTAGATGCAAAGACTCCTTTTTCGATAGAATGTGCAGATGAGATGTGGAAGCTGAAACAAACCACATTCAATAAAATATGGCGCAAGGTAAGCCTTCGGGAAGTGCTATCTTTTATCTACAAGGGGGAAATAAGGGTTGCCGACATTAACATTGGAACTTACCGGATCGTGAACGCCAGTGCGGCTAAGGTACTGGACGATTTAAAGGAAATGGGCTTTTATAGTTATTTCCGCTATGATGAAGTATTGAAGGATATTGTGCTTTTTTCTGGGTTTGGAGGTTATGCGCTTGGAACCAGTGATAAGGCAGTTTACAACTTTAACAAGAACGTCATAGAGAATAGTCTCAGCTACCGGTTGCAGGAAGATATGAAACTGAAGGTTACTGCGGTTTCAATGCATAGCGATAATACCAAAGTTGAGGTTGAAATAGGGGATGAGGGTGGTGACAAGCGCTCCTTGCAATGTCCGGTTAATCTGAACAAGGCAGAGGTGACTAGTTTTGCGAAAGCAAAGTTTCAGCTGCTGAAGGTAGCAGGGTATAAAGGTGCGGTAACGGGATTCGGTATTCCCTATGTAAAACACGGCGACGTGGTGACTGTGCAGGATGATATGTTCCCGGAAAGGTCGGGCGCTTACTTCGCAGATACGGTGAAGGTTACTTTTGGTACAGGGGGCTTCAGAAGAAATGTAGAATTGGGTTATAAAGCATCATAATGAAAGAACTGATAAGAGAAATAACAAAGGGTGCATTCGTCGCAACCACAATTGGTCATGTGAAAGCAGTAGATCGGGAGAATTCAACCTGTGATGTAGAAACCCTGGCTGACGGGGATGTGCTGGACGTGAGGTTAAGGGCGGCTGTGGATGAGCAGCAGAAAGGGATCTTTCTGTTTCCTAAAATCGGCAGTTCGGTAATCATAGCACCCATAGCAAATAACAGTACCCAATATTATGTGGCCATGTTCAGCGAAGTTGAAGAAATGGTGATCCAGATTGAGGGGCAGGTGCTGCAGATAGATAAAGATGGTTTTAGCCTTCGAAATGACAAGGAAGATTTAAAAGCTATCCTGACTACGTTCTGTGAGGAGATGCTGAAGATCTATGCACCAAAAAATGTACCTGGTATAAATGTTTTAAAAACACGTATTAAAAACCTTCTAAAATGAGTTTAAACAAAAAACAACTGGTTCAGGATTTAACAACGCTGTATGAAAATACAATGGGTTCCAATACTGATGAGGTAACGGCAAAGGATGACTTTATAAATTATCTGGCAAACGCTATCGATGCCTATGTTAAATCGGCAACAATAAAATATAGTGGCGGCTTAACAGCGCCTAATGGTCCGGTTAGTGGAACTTTTAACCATACCATAGAATGAGTTATGTAAATGATATTCTCCTTTCTTCAACAAATGATTTGTTGATAGAAAACGGGGATTTTGTAGTCGGGCCATCTGATGATCAGCATATCATGCTGGTCCTGCTCAACTCTCCGGGACAACTGAGGCATGAGCCGCTCATTGGTGTTGGCGTACAACGCTATAAAAACAGCAGACTGGACCTGATTGCAATTACCAAACTAAAGCAGGAAATACGCTTGCAGCTTCAGCTTGATGGCTTTGACGCGGCCACTATTGAAACCATAATTAAAGATCAGGAAATAACCGTAAACGCAGAACGATAATGGCAAGAGAAACAGAAATTATTTATAACGAAGCCCTGGCAGAAAAGCAGGCACAGCCTGAGCTCGCTCAGCTAAACAGCCCAAGTACAACAGCAATCTGGAGCAACTGGTTACGTATTTTTGCAAGTATCATCCACCTTTTTGAAGTTAAGATGGATACCTTTAAAGCTGAAATACAAAATATAATTGATACCAATCAATATGGTACATTGTACTGGTGGGCATTGCGTGTTAAAGAGTATCAGCATGGTGATCTTTTACAATTCCTGAATAATCACTTTGTATATCCGGCGATTAATCCTCTTAAACAAATTGTAGGTCTGGTGTCTATCACCGATGAAAGGGGGATTGTGAAAGTTAAGGCAGCAAAGGTCATCAATAATCTGCCAAAGGAGCTGAGTGCTACTGAAGCCGCAGGCTTGCTGTCTTATTGCCAGCAGATCAGGCCGGCAGGTACACGTATAGCGGTGGAAAGTCTTCCTGCCGATTTAATGAAGGTGCGTCTGAACATCTATTACAATGCACAAATAGACCTTGACACACTCAAACCAGCCGTAGAAGCTGCGTTTATCAACTATATCAACACACTGGAATTTGATGCCGTATTTTATGTAAATAAAATGATTGATGCTATTCAGTTGGTACCAGGCGTGATCAAAGAGCAGGTAGAGGTTCTGGATATTGCAGTAAAGCAGGGTTTGGATCCTTATACACAGTTTACTACCAAGTACCAGGCTAAATCGGGTTATTTTAAGATAGACACAGATCATCCACTATCGTCAACTTTAAATTATATAGCAGGATGAGGTATTCTTTTAATATCAATAAGCTTATTGATCTGCTATTGGCTAATATGTTTCACAAGCCGGCACATGTTGCCTGGTTGCGCAGCGGGTTGAAGCCTTTAAAAACGACTTATGCTGAACTGATGACATTGCGGGGCAGCAAACTTGCTGAAGCTACGATTACAAGTTCAGTAAACCGGATCACAAAGGCACTGAATGATAAGTTTAATGCCACAGGAATATATTTGGTACACGAACTGGACTACGTAGATAGTGCATTTGAATTTCTTGCGATAGACCCTCACTACGACGAATTTGATTACCTGGGGGAAGAAAATCATACGCCGCCGGCCTTTGACTTTTTATCCAGTGAGTATGATCCTGATAATGATTTTATAGTGAGGGTGCCAAATGCTTTAGCACTCAGGGTTAATGAAATAAAGGCATTTATTTTTAAACATACAATGGCCGGTCGCCGGTTTAACATAGAATTATATTAATATGAAAGAGCTTTTAAAAATACAAGGTGGATATCCACGTCAGATGGATTATCTTTTTAATCTGCAAAATGAATTGTTTACCATGAATAATTCTCTTTTTGCAGGATTGGGAATGGATCTGGCACTATCCGGATGTGCAGTGACTGATCACGGAAACGGATCTGTCGACATTGCATCAGGATTGGTTTACGTTGGGGGAGAGGTGCTGCGGTTTGATGGTGTTTCAAATCTTACCGGCTTTACTACCAAGACCCTCTCCAAAGGTCCGTTCGTAGCGACAGATCCAAAGATATTTGCAGATCAGCAAGCGAAAAATGTTTACCGTGAGGCTAAAGCTGTAGTGACTGAGCGGTCTTCTGTTCTGCAACTGCAGATCAAAAATACTAACCTGTATAATCTCAAGGATTATATCAGTGATACGGTTTCTGCGGCTGATGTAAAAGGAGCGATCAGGCAGATTTATGATCTGGATAATACCTTACTCGCTAACTTTGATAGTTCTGGACTGGGTATTTCTGCAAGATGGAATGGATGGGCGCTGATGAATGGTCAGAATGGTACGAGAGATGTTCAGGGTAAAGTCCTGATTGGTACCGGAAGGTTTACTGATCCGCTCACTGGTATCCAGACCGTATATGGTAATGGAGATTCGGGGGGTGAGAAATCCCATAAACTGATTGTTGCTGAAATGCCCAGGCATAATCATGGTTCTGGTAGAGGACCAAGTCGTGACAGAGCCCGTGGGGATTTAAATACTGTGGGTTTTAATGGCTCAAATTATACTTTTAACGCCGATGAATGGACAGCACCGGCAGGTGATGATCTTCCCCATAATAACATGCAACCCTATGTAGTTGTATATTTCATTATGAAAATAGCCTAGCATAAATTTAAGACCTTGATCATTCAAGGCCTTAAATCTTTTTCGTTTTTTTGATGAATTTAAGCAGTTCCGGACATTTTGTTTTTAAATTCCCGAATTTTCATTTTGGCACTTATATTATGCTTTATCTACATTATGATAACAAGAAGCTGAAAAACCATCTGTTACTCAATTAGTGTAATCCAATAAAATATTGCATTTTTACAGCTTAAAATTTGAGTGAGGAGGATTAAAATGGCCTTTTTGCCGCGTTAATTTAGAAGACAATTTGAACACATCATATTTCATAGCACGGCGTATTGCCATTAAGTCAGAACGTACTTTTTCGAAGCTGATCGTTCGTATTGCGATATCAGGCGTAATGCTTAGCCTTACGGTAATGATGTTGTCCATCGCTATTATAAAAGGTTTTAAGACTGAAATTCAGGAAAAGGTAAGAGGATATGTTGGGGATGTCAGGATTTTTAAACTGGATTTGAACAACTCCTTTGAGCTGAGTCCTTTTGTTCCTTCTGCAAAGACGCTTGCCTACCTTAAAAACAATAAAGATGTGGCTTACTTCCAACCTTACGCCACGAAACCGGGAATTATCTCGGCAAATGACGAGGTAGAAGGAATAAATTTTAAAGGTATCACTAAAAGCTTTAACTGGGATTATATCAGTAAACACCTGGTCAGCGGCAGGGTCATCAACTTTGCAGACAGTATCAAAGCTACACGGGAAATCATGATTTCTGCTTATACGGCTAACCGGTTGAAGCTGAAAACAGGTGACAATTTCATCATGTACTTTGTGCAGAATCCACCAAGGAAAAGACCTTTTAAGATTGTTGGGATTTACGATATAGGCGTAGAGGAGATTGATAAAAGCTTTGTATTGGGCGATATCAATATCATCAGGCGTTTGAATGACTGGAAACCGGATCAGGTTGGTGGTATTGAAGTGAAGCTGAAAAACTTCAACAGGTTAAGTCAGGCCTCTGATGATATTTATGCAAACCTGGAAATGAAACTGAAATCTGAATCTGTGCAGGAATACTTTCCGAATATATTTACCTGGCTTTCTCTGCTGGATGTAAATACAAGAGTACTACTCATTCTGATGATGATTGTGGGGGTGATCAATATGATCACTGCATTACTGATCATGATTTTGGAGCGTACCAATATGATCGGTATGC